ATAGAGTATAAAAATGGTGCTAGAGTCAATATAGTTGATTATGTTGCTATGGCATTAAGAACTGCAAATAAAAGAGCTTACCTTCAAGGCGAAGGAGCCAAGAGAGCAGAATGGGGAATACATACAGTTATTGTAACTAAGAGAGGTGGCGGTTGTCCTAAGTGCGTTCCATTTCAAGGTAAAGTTTTCATAGATGATGTATGGAGTGGTGGTTCATCCAGAGATGGAAATTATCCTCTTCTTAGTGCAGCTATGAAAGTTGGACTTTTTCACCCAAATTGCAAAGATACTTGCACAACATTCTTTCCTGGAATAAATACTGAACCTAATCCTCCGAGCAAAAAGGAACAGAAAAAGTCTATTGAGATATACAATCTGCAACAAAAACAGAAATATGCAGAAAGAATGATAAGAAAATATAAAAATCTTGAAGCAGGAAGCCTTGATGAGGATAATAGAAAAAAATACAAGAGTAAAAAAATACAATGGGAAGATATTAAAAAAGAATTAAGCAATAAAATGAGCACAATAAATGATAGTATATGGCCTAAGAGTGGAACCTTAATATCAAAGGAAGAATATAGGGAGCTTAGAGGATATGCAGAAAGTAAAGGAATTGTTTTATCAGAATTTAAAAAGTTTGATGGTGATGTAGTATTAGTTAAAGAGATTATAGATGATATGTCAATGTTGGCTAATAAATATCCAGTATTAAAGGATAAAAAGAAACCTTTAACTTTAAAGTTACAATACTATATGCAAGATGAAGATTTTGCACAATCCAAAAAGCACATTATTTGTATTAATGGTAAAATGCTAAGAAGTAAAGAGATATTAAAAAATTATTATTTAAACTTATCGGAGGAAAAGTGGTTCACTGCCAATACATCATATAGAGCCATAGTAAAACATGAAATTGGTCACACAATACATGATTTATATAAAATAAATACAATAGATATAAGTAAAAAAATATTAAATGTTGAATCTGAAAAAGAATTGTTTATAAAACTAAAGAGTTATTTATCAATATATTCAAGCACAAGGCTTGATGGAAGTGAGATTTTATCAGAAGTATTTGCAGAATTTTATGATTCAAAAAAGCCAAGAGGATTTTCATTGAAATTTATGGAAGAAGTTGATAAAATAATTAAAAGGAGTTGATTCACATGAGGGCACCAGGAGATTTATTTATATGGAAAGAAAATGATGAATGGTGGGATATAGATGAAGAAAAAAAACAATTTATTTTAACTGATAAAGCACCAGAAAAAGCAAAAATTAGTTTTGAAAAATATTTAAAATATATAGAAGAATCTGAGAAATTTAAAGAAGATTGAAAAGTACTTGCTCAATAGAGTAGGTGCTATTTTTATACCCAAAAGGAGTGAAAACTATGGCAAAAATAAAATTAATAAGGCAACCAACAGTTGCAAATACAAAACAAATATATCAATTTGATATTGAAGGATTTAAATTCTTAGTCAAAAATCTTACAGATGATGATATTCTTGTAGCTTTTGATGAGAATTCAACAGAAGATGAAATGATACTTGTACCAAGTGAATGTGCACAAGTTATTATGGTGCATGAGAACATTGAACTTAAGAATGGGAGTAAAACAGTTGTTATTCTTCCTAAGGCAACAAGTGAAAAGGGAGTTGAAGTGCAATGTCTTCTTTGGTAGGTGGCACAGGAATAATAGGACAAGATATGGTGTGTGGGTTTGGAAATGGTAAATACAAAACATTTGAAGGTACAGAAATAAGTATAGAAAACTGTGTAAAAGCTAGAGCTAAGGATTTAAAAGTGGAAGGGAAGACTTATCAGAATTTAGTAAGTAATTTAGATGAATTAGTAGGTAAGGTTTATACTTTAAAAAATAACACTAAAGTAATAGCTAATTTACTAAAAATTAATACAACATATACTTTTGTAATCAGCCTTAGTGAAGCTAATTATTCAGATACTAATTTTGGAGCTATAATAGTTGTTAATTATCCAACGTTAAGTCCAAGTTATATAAATATATCAAGAAAAAATGGTATTTTTAAAATAAAATATACTGTTAAAGAAGAAATTCCTAAAAGTATATCGATTTCTCCACATGCAAATAATGATACAAGTAGTTCATTTAAACTAGAAAATTTGATAATTCTTGAAGGAGATTACACCAACATAGACATTCCTAATAATATTAATGGAATAGAAAGTGTGACAGAAAAAGAAAATAATGTGCTTTCTGCAAAGATAAATGATAATACAACAACTCTAAATCTTCCTATTCCTCTAAGAAGTTTACCAAATGGCACTTGTGACACTATTGAAGGGAATAGGCTAGTGCAGAGAGTGGGAAGGGTTGTTTTAGATGGACTTGAAGGTACAGGTCTTGTATGGCAAGTTGGGACACCATATGACAACAATCTTATACTTTATCATGTTATGATTAGCAGTTGGAATGGAAAGGGAAACAATATTTTAGTTGCTGTAATAAGTGATAAGTTTGTAGGTACAATAGATAATGGTTGGCAAAGTTGTACAATTAAAAATTCTTGTTTTATGAATACAGGAGGAAAAATACATTTTCTTGTAAGTAAAGAAGAATTCCCAACAAGTACAGATTTTGATAATTGGTTAAAAAACAATTCTACTACAATTTATTATCCTCTAGCCACTCCAATAATCCACTCCCTAGAAACCCCACAACTAGCAACTGTAAAGGGAACAAACACAATAACAACAACTAACAATATAAAACCAAAAATGACTATGAAAGTGAAGGTAAAAAAATAAGCCCTACTCACTAGGAGCAAGGCAATGTAAGTTGTAGAGTTAAAACATCTACAACTACATACTATCATAAAGTAGACAAAAAGTCAATAAGGAGACGATAATTAATGGACTATGGAAAAATAACAGAAACAGGAGCAATAAGAATATCTAAAGAAAAACTAGAAGGGTACAAGCCTATCGTTGATGAAGTGCCATTAACAGGCAAAGGAGAACTTTTTAAGTTTGAAGAAAGAGAGGAATGTATTGCAAGAGTATATGAAGAAAAAAGCAATACAAATGAAAGACTTAGTGCTCTTGAAGAAAGACAAAGCAAATCAGAAGAAAAGCAAAGCATTACAGATGGAGCAATAGAAGAATTAGCAAGTCTAATGAGTGAGGTGGTTAGTAATGGTTAGGTTCTTCGTGATGAGGATACATGAAGGAGAAATAACAATTGAAAATGTTCCTCCTTATTGGAGGGAGAAAGTTAGAAAGGAGATAGAAGGATAATGAATTTTGGAAAAGCATTAGAAGAGTTAAAACAAGGCAAAAAAGTTGCAAGAAAAGGTTGGAACGGTAAAAATCAATTTATAGAATTAGCAACAGGGATAAGTTATAAGAATTTGAATAATGAAATTATAAATGTGGAACATGAAACAATAGGTAATAATGCCATTGCATTTGTAGGTACATCAGGTATTCAATTAGGTTGGTTGGCAAGTCAAGCTGATATGTTATCAGAAGATTGGGAGGCAGTTGAATAATGAATGAACAAGAATTTTTAAATTGGTGTAAGAAAGAAGTAGTAAAATATACTAATAAACATTTAGATAAAACAGATAATAAGGAAATTACAACAGATGATGTATTTATGGTGTGGTGTTGTAAAACACTCCAAAATAATAAAGCTTTATTAAGTACAACTTTATTTGATGGAATGTATTATGAGTGTACTTATAACGGAGATAAGAAAGAAGTGTATATAGATGCTTATAAAAAATGGGAAAATTATAAAGTATCAAGATAATTAAAGTCTTAAAGATAAGGCTTTTTATTTTGCAAAAATAAAGAAAGGAATGATAAATAATGAATGTAGAACAAATTAAAGCATTAGGCATTAGCAATCTAAGTGATGAAGATATCAACAAAATAGTTAATGCTTCAACAGAAGAATTAAAAGAATATGTGCTAAAAACTAAATTTGATGAAGTTAATAGTGCTAAAAAGCAACTAGAAACAGATGTAAAAGACAGAGATAAACAAATTGAAGAGATTAAAAAAAATGCTGGAGATAATGAAGAATTGAAAAAGCAAATTGAAACTCTTCAAAATGAAAATAAGACTTCTAAGGAAAAATATGAAGCAGAATTAAAGGATTTACAAATATCTAATGCAATTAAATTAGCTATCTCAAACAAAGCTCAGGACAGTGATTTAGTTGTTAGTTTATTTGATAAAACAAAATTAATACTTAGTGAAGATGGTAAAATTACTGGTTTAGATGAACAACTAAAAGCTTTGAAAGAAGGAAAACCTTTCTTATTCAAAGAAGAAAAGACGACTGAACCGCCTAACCAAGGCTTTAAGTTTGGGGTGCAAGGAAATCCTCAGCAATCACAACAAGGTGAATTTAGCATGAAAAATGCTATTCAAGCAAAAATACAAGCCCAAATGGGTCAATAATAAATAGGAGATGATATTATGGCTATTACATTAGCAGAAGCACAGAAAAATGTACAAGACGCATTACAAATGGGAGTTATTGATGAATTCAGAAAGTCAAATTGGATTTTAGACCATCTTACTTTTGATGACGCAGTATCACCAACTGGTGGTGGTGCAACAATGACATATGCTTACACAAGATTAAAAACTCAACCAAATGCTTCATTCAGAGCAATTAATACTGAATATACACCAAGTGAAGTGACTAAGGAAAGACATACAGTTGACTTAAAAATCTTTGGTGGAAGCTATCAAATTGATAGAGTTATCGCTAATATGGGTGGTATAGTTTCAGAGATTGAACTTCAACAAGCCCAAAAAATTAAAGCTGCAAACGCACTTTTCAATGATACTTTCATTAATGGAGATAGTGCAACAGATTCAAAGGCATTTGATGGGCTTGAAAAGGCACTTGCTGGAAGTTCAACAGAGTATAACAATGGTTCAGATAAGGTAACTATAGACTTAAGTACAAGTGCTGCTATAACAACTAATTACACTAGCTTTTTAGATATGCTAGATGAATTCCTAACAGGATTAGATGGCACACCTTCTTTCATAGCAGGTAATACAAAGCTAATTTCTAAACTAAGAGCTTGTGCAAGAAGAGCTGCAATGTACCAAACTACAAAAACAGATTGGGGAACACAAGTAGAAATCTATGGCAATATTCCTTTTGTAGATTTAGGTGCAAAAGCGGGAACTAATGATGATGTTGTAAAAACTGATTCATCAACAGGAACAACTTCTCTTTATGTTGCTAGATTAGGTTTAGATGGTTTACATGGTGTATCTATGGCTGGTGTATCACCAATCCAAGTATGGGTACCTGACTTTTCAACAAGTGGAGCAGTCAAAACTGGTGAAGTTGAAATGCTTGCAGCTATTGCACTTAAGGCTTCAAAGGCAGCAGGTGTATTTAGAAATATCAAAGTAAAATAGGAGATGATTTGTATGGCTAAAATATTAGCACCAAACAAAGAATATACTGGCGTTAGTGCTAGTGTACCTTTTTGCAACGGAGTAGGAGAAACTGACAATCCTACTCTTATTTCTTGGTTCAAAGAGCATGGATATGTTGTTGAAGAACCTAAAGGAGAAATAGAGGAAGTTGCAAGAAATATAGAAGAACCTAGGGAAGAAAAGAAGCCTCCTTCAAGGGCTAAAAAGTAGGTGATGACAATGTACACACCTTATGTAACAGTAGAAGAATACAAGGAAAGCTATAGTGATATTCCGGATGACAACAACATAGAAAAAAGTCTTAAGAAAGCTAGTAGGCATATAGATACACTTACATTTAATAGAATACAAGGGATTGGATTTGATAATCTTACAGAGTTTCAAAAAGAAATAATTAAAGAAGTTACTTGTGAACTTGCTAGTTTTGAGTATGAAAATGAAGAAGTCATAACAAGTGTATTAAACTCTTATTCTATTAATGGTGTATCTATGGCTTTTGGTGATAGTTGGAATGTTAAGATAGAAAAAGGCGTTGCTATACCAATGGAGCTATACAGCACCTTATCTCAAACTGGTTTATGTACATTAACATTTAGGAGGTGCTAGTATGAAATATCCAAGTTTAGTACCTAATAGATGGTGTAAAACTCCTATACACATAGTTATAAACCAAGAAGGTATATCAGAAGATGGAGAGCCTTTGAAAGCCTTAGAAATTGACACTATGTGCAATTATCAGGATAAGGCTAAAAAAGTTCTTACAGAACAACAACAATTGATTGAAATAGAGGGAACCGCCCTATTTAATGGGGATATTGCTCCTCAGCTACCCTCTATATCAAATGGAACAGTTGTTGTGAATGGTGTTGAAAGAAGGATTTATAGAGGAACAAAGGCTAGAAATCCAGACAATACTGTAAACTACACCAAATTGGAGTTGGTATAAATGGTTAATGCAAATAGCAGAATTAAAATTAACAGTATGAGAATTAATAGGCTTTTAAGAGCACAAATTCAAGCTTTAGAAATGACAGCAGAAGCTCTTCATACAGAAGTTGTGCAATCTCAAGTTATGCCATTTAGATCGGAAGAGCACACGTCTGAACTCCAGTCACGA